GGCGAACAGACTCCCTCCGAAGACCGCGGCGGAACAGAACCGCCGCTCGGCCCAACTGTCCAAGAGCGAGGAACGTGAGCAGAGTGCCCACGCCGTGCAGAAAGATGATGGCCACTAGCGAAGCTAGCACCGCACCCCGTATGATTCGGGAGATCCACCCCGAAGGGGGGACGCTTCGACCGACTCTATCCAATTGAGCTAGGGGTGCCATGTGGCCCGTCAGTATAGCAGGGGTATTGCGATTGCTAAAAGTGGGGGTATTCTCGCCCCCCTCAACACGCTCCACGCAATCTCCAATATCATCATGACTCTCAGAGAGTTCGCGGAGGCTTACGCCCTCCAATCGGGGGCTTCCCCCGGCTACCGTGAGCAACTCGTTGTTCTGACCAAGCGGCTCCCTTGGGGGGTGGCCGACTTGACCGTCAGCAACATCGATGCTTACCTGACCCAAGCTCTGAATCATCTCGCCGCCTCCACGGTTCACAATCACAGGCGTATGCTCAGTACCCTGCGACGAGCCGCCCTCCGAGACGGCCTTGTGGTGGACGATTGTACACGCCCGATCCGCCGTGTCAAGCACACCTTGCCGATGGTTCGCGCGTGGACCCATGAAGAGATGAGAACACTGCTTGCGGTGGCCAAGGAGATGCCGGGGGGTACGCTGCATTGCCCGCACCGAATCCTGCTGCCTGCATGGATTTTGGTGGGTTACAGCAGCGGTCTGCGGCTCGGGGATCTGCTGGCCATTACCTACGATTCCCTCAGAGGGGATCGTCTGGCTACGGTCTTGCAGAAAACTCGCCAGCAACATGTCGTCGTCCTTGACGCTAATGCCTTGGAATCCATTCGCTCCCTACCTCGCCGCGGCCCGAAGATTTTCGGTGGACTGGTCGGAAGGAGCCGGATCATAGTGGCCATGCGCGCACTGGTCAAGCGCGCGGGACTGACTGGCTCAGGCAAATACTTGCGAAGAGCTAGTGCGACTTACGCCCAATTAGCGGGAATGGACGCCACTGGACACTTGGGTCATTTGACCCCGGGGATGAAAAGGCACTACCTAGATATGGTCATTCTGTCTGACCTAAAGCGGGCGGTGCCTAGCCTAGATATGGCCGGGATGCGTTAGCGATCCAGCAGGAGGCCGGACAGAACCGACTCCGCAGCCAGCCGCTGAGCATCGGAGTATGGCGCAGCAGAGGGATCACCAGAAATCAGTCTGGCTACCACGGTGTGCTTAGCCATCTGCGGGTTTGTGCCGTACGGGGTATTGGCGAAGAACTGCTGCTGCTGGTCTGTGAGGGGAAAGTTGTGGATCGTCCCCCGGTTCATCATATGTAGGCGAGCCGCTTCGTTCAGTGCCACCGATGACTTGCCCGCCTCCGACAGTGGCGAGTGCGGATTCAGCACAACTGCTTGGTCATCGGCTGCGTATCCAGCCACGCCAGGGTTGGCCCGAAAGAAGTTGTTCTCATCCGCGTACGGCTGTCGCACTGGATACTGAGAACGCAGGAGGTCTTTGCGGTAGTCAGGCATTAGCGGTCCAGTAATCCTCCCAAGACCCAAGCGGGGCGACCTTCCCACGGGGAGGCGAATGGACTCTTGCCTGTCAGGCCACGCACGCGGGCGTGGGATTCCGCTTTGTCATAGATCGCGGGCGTCGGATCATCGCCATTGATCAGCGACCGAAGCTCGTCTTCCGTGAGCGTTGGAACGATGAGCGGGGCGGCAGTCTGCTTCGGCCCAAACTCAAAGGAAAGTTCTGTGGCCACATCGCCGTTAGGCGTCAGCCGTTCACCCATCCAGCCCTGCCCCTTGGGACTGCCGTCATGGTGACGAGGGCCGTAGTCGTATAGCTGGTATGGCCAAGGCATAGTTAGAACTGCTGGGTAACCCCTAGAACCTGGAGGGGATCCAGTGCCGACTCTGCCTTCTTCTTGTCCCTAGCCCGCTTGGCGGCTTCGCTCTGGACGATCCTATAGAGGAGGTACATGCGCCGCTGCTCCTCTGGCATCTGTCGGATCACATCTTCGGGCACCGAGATGTTTTCGTAGCTCTTCACGCCGGGGGTTGTTTCCAGCAGCTGGTTAAGCATGTCCCGGGCGGCGAGTCGCTTAGTGCGCTCTTGGTCAACATCTTGGAACTTCAGTCCGGTCAGGGTGTTGACTGCCAGCTTTGACAGCTTCTCTGTTGGCGAGAGCCGGTCGTCCATAAGCTGACGCACCGTACCAAGAACGCGCGAGCCGCCGGGGAGATTTGAGCCGACCTGCTCCAGCACGCGCCCGGGACTACCCAGTGGCTGCTCCAACATGGAGTATAGATCAGACAGCTGCCTGCCAGAGAAGAACTGGCGATTGGTGATCAACTCAGCCGGTCCCTTAAACAGCGGGTTGGACTGTCCAAGGACGTTGAGGAATGTCTTCTGCGCACTGGACGACAGCTTATCGAACGCTGTGTTTCCTACGCCCGGAGTGAACAGGTTGATCAGCGACTCATAGGGCAAGTCGATGTTGGTCAGGAACCGCTGAAGGTTTGGGTTGCTGCTCAGCCCAACGAACGGCAAGTCCTTTGGCACAGGGACGCTGGCAGACTGTCGCAGATATTCTGGCGTGAAGAAGTCTTCGCTAGGCTCCGAACCTCTGTTGATTGCTCGGAGAGACTGACCTTGCAAGCCAGCAGGCCGGTTGATGATGTTGTCAGCGACGAGCGGGGCTATGCCTTTCGTATATGAGTAGAAGGGGAATGCCCGCTTCAAAACGTCGCGCTCTAGGTCGGTAAAAGCATCGGGTGAATACCGTACCTGACTGATGTCCGAGATTCGGCGCGCCTCTTCTGGAGACACACCCTTACGAACTTGGTTGAGGTAGGTGCCCAGTCGATTCCCAGCGTCGGTCGTCTCGGCAGCGCGGTCACCAAGCTCCAAGATGGGGTTGCGATTGCCAGCCCCTGACCGGACGGCGAATGGGTTGTAGTCATACAGTGCTTGGCCATAACTGCGGCCACTGTCATAGAAACGCTTGCCAAGGCTAGACCAAGTCGGTGGCGCAGCACCCGGGTAGGTTCCGCGCATCTGTGTCCCTGACGCGCCGCGCAGCATCTCGTCAGCAACGGTGCTTGTGCCAAGCCCTTGCGCGCCAGACTCCACCATAAACTTACGCAGCTTGGCAGCATCATCCAAATCCTTGTACCCGGGTGCGTCCTTCAGCCTGCGGAGGAGAGGAGCGTAGTTGCCATTGCGGGCACTGACACCAGCCAACCAATCCCGCGGATTGAACGCGCCCTGTGTCGCAGCAGCGAACGCGCCTGAGTAGGCATCTCGGACATAGCGGGCAGGGGAGAGTAGCGCCAGCGTCTTAAACGATGCAGTGAAATCATCGAACAGACCCAACGGACCCTCGGCCCCAGGAGTGAGCCTGCCCTTGTTCACCCTCTGCGACCAGTCGTCTACGAACTTCTTAGGGAAGGAGACGTTGTCCAGGTTGTCCACGCCAAGCTCGCGCATGAAAGCGGGGCCGAATGTCTCGGGGTCGAAGCCCAACTTCTGAGCAGTCTCCTTGGCGGTGTAGTTCACACCACCAGTGACAAGGTCGGCACTCTGGTCGGCCATCTGCGGTTTGAGCAACTGCAGCATTTGCTCGGCGTTGCTCGCCGCCCGCCCACGCCGCATTTGGTAGGTCGCCATCTCATTGAATGAGTGGTTGCCGAAGATCGGCACCCCCTTCTGGGCATGCTGTGGGTCAATGTTGCGAACGAACTTGGCGAGGTTGTCGTAGAGCTTGTCCCGCTGGGCTTGGTCAGTGGCCCATTCAAACAGGTCGCCGCTTGGCGCACCGGCAGTGGTCGGTGCGCCGAACCCGTTCCTCTCGCCCCACTCCTGCAAGATGCGAGTGGCGTCTTGGTTGTTGGCCCCACGCATGGATTCCTGCAGGGCACCGTCCAAGGACATCTTGTTGAGCGTGTCGGTGCCGCCGGGGAGGTCTGTGTAATCCCTTCTCCCTAGCCCAGGCGAGTCGCTGAGCGGAGCCGCCTTGCTGGCGAGCAGGTAGGCCCTCTTGTCCGCAGGCGTGGGAGCCTCAACCCCATCGGGGTACTTCGGGAACTGCGGGGAATCAAACCCAGACTGTTGCCGGGGAAAGAACTCTGTGCCGACCTTGGATTTGAATTCATTGAGGGGGATTCCAAGGCGGTCTGCTTCGGCCTGCACGGACTGCCGGTAGTTGTCCCAGTAATCCGCGAGATCCTTGTGCGGCCCGCTCTGGAACATCTGGTCTAAGGCGTCGAAGTTCTTAAAGTCAGCCCGGGAGTTGACCTGCCCTTCAGCGAGGTTCCGCAGCCAGCGGCTGTACTCGTCATCGCCCATTCGGACGGGACCGTCCTTCAGAGCTTCGTTGGCGTCGAACTGTAGCTGAGACAGGATGCCGCGGTCCTTAACCTCCCGGCGGCGGGCGGCATCCACCACACCCCGCGCCTCCCACTGCCGGTCGTAGTCCGAGAACCCAAGCACATCTGGGTTGAAAGCCTTCTGCCCCCAGCGGTATGCGGTGCCAATGACGGGTGCGGTCTTTGCGCTCTCGCCAAGCTGGTCCGCTGCACGGGCAACGTAGTCGCCAACACGCTTTCCATAGAGATCCGTAGCGCCCAAGTCATACCCAAGCACGCTGAGCCGATTCATCCGCGTGATCGGATCGTTCAGCAGACTGTCGGCGTTCCTGCCAGCCGCGTTGCGAAACCTCTCCATGGCCAACGCGGGATTGTCAGAGGCATCGATAAGCGACTGCGCAGTGTTCTTTCGCAGATACTCGCGGATGCCCATCTTTGCCTTGCGTGCTGCAACGTCGGCACCTTCCAACAAGCCAGCATTGGCCGCGCCCATACCAGCCACCGTCTTCGCGCCTTTGCCAAGGACTTGGTTCAACCCAAGCGACAGGTAGGTGGTCGGATCTAAAAGAACTTCAGATGCCAAGCCGCCTGCGAAGTTGCCCCACGTATCCTCGTCACCCACCATGCCGTACTGGCGCAATAGCTCGCGGCCAGTGACACGCTGGTCGGTTGTGTCAGTGAGGGCAGACACTGCTTTGCCAAGGCCACCAGACAGCCCGCCACGCACAATAGCGCCCGGGGTGTCCATGATCCATCCCAGCCCAGCAAGGCCGGACGATCCCATCTCCGACAGCTTCTTAAGCCACGCTGACTTCTCTTCCTCTGGCATAAGGTCAGAGAGTTGCGGCTTCCGCGGGCCGAGAGGTGCAACCCCTATGGGGTCAATCTCATCGTCCATCTCGGGGAGCATGCCGAACTGCGCCTGCTGCTGCAGCATGCCGTACGGGTCATACAGGTCAAAGAGCGGGGAGCGAGCCATCGGCTGCACCTAGAACGGCGAGGGGTCAGAGTTCTTGCGCGCTGCTATAGACCGAATAATCTGCGCCGCTTGGTCGCCCTTCATTTGCGGGAACTGAGCTTGCAGCGCAGCGAGGGCAGCGGCCTGTTCGTCGGCAGTAAACTGCGTTGTGCCGCCCAAGCCCACGTAGTCTTTTATCCCTTTGTCCCAAGCGTAGTTGCTGCCAACGTGTTGGTTTGCCCACTGCACTGCAGCCTGTGCCGCCTCGGTGCGCAACTTGTCAGCCTGAAGCGTTGCCAAATCGGCCGCTGGCCCTTGCATCGGGTTCTTCACAGCGGCAGTGCGGTCTATCTCCTGCAGCTTTTGCTGACCGGCAGCGTTTTGCAGAAACGCTTGCGCGCCAAGCTGTGTTACAAACTTCCACCAATCGGAGGAGCGTGTTGCGGCAGACGTTGCCTCCGCGCTTTTAAGAGCGTCACGCTTTATCCCAACGTCTTCGACACGGCCCGTGCGGTCGTCCGCGATCCGCTTGTCGTCTTGGCCCGCCTTGCGTTCAGCCAAGGTTTTATCTTGCGCGAGCCTCTCCCGGTCTAGGTCCGCTTGGCGATTGCCGATGCGGTCGCGGGACTGCGCCTCTAGCATGGCCACTTGCACGCGCGGATCAACGTACCCGCCATTCGGCATAAAGCGGGACATGATGACGTTTTGCTGCTGCTCGGGGCTGAGCATGCCAAAAGCGTTGGACATGTTGGCGCGTGAGTTGGAGCTAGCCAACATCATCTGCGACTTCCACTTTTGCATGCGAGCGTTCTCGTCATCCATGCGCTTCTGCGCCATGGCGGCGCGAGCCTGCATTGGTACAACAGCGTCATCGGAGCGAGCCTCGCCCACACCGCCCCACTCTGGCTGCTGCATCAGTTCAGCAACTGGAGTGCCAGTACGCTGAGCCACGCGGTACATGGCGCGCTCTTTGCGGTAGTCGTCGGTCTTAATCCGATTGGCCTGCTTCTGGAACATCGCCTCCTGGTCGGCCATAGCCGGATCGGCCTCAATCGGAGTGCTAGCCCCCTCTAAGCCGTCAGACAACATCTCCGGCCCAATGGGCACGCCAGCCCGCCGAAGCTCTTCCAAGCGTGTAAGCCGCGCAATGGGATTCATTGGCATCTTCTCTCCTACCGTGTCTGTGCGTAGTTGCGCTGCTGATCACCCATGGCTTGCAACCTGCGGACTTCCGCCATGATCTGCTGGGCCTGCGGGACTTCACCGCCCGCCCGCTGCCGCATCTCGTTCAACTGGGCAATGAGAGCCTGAGCTTGGATGTGCGGATCGTTGGAGCCTTGGGCCTGCTGCGGAGTCATGGCGTTACGGCTCTGATTGCTCATCGCCATAAGCCTATTGATTTCCTGCATCATCTGCGGGGCCTCGGGTACTTCGCCCCCGGCTTGTCGGCGCATCTGATTCAGTTTTGCAATCAGAGCCTGGGCTTGGTCGCGGGGGCTGACTTCCGGTGCAGGCGGCGCTTCTACTTTTGGAGCAGGGCGACTCTCTTCGACAAGATCCGCGGTGCCATCGGTGCTGTCTAGCTCACCAACAGCCTCTGACTCCTTGGACCGCATCCCCTTGGGCATCATGTTGTACGCGGTAGCACCAGCACCGATCAGACCAGCACCCGCAGCCGCTTTGGCCCAAGCAGGAATGCCGCCGGAAGCAGGAGCGGCAGAGGCGGCGCGCGAGCCGCTGTAGCCGTATGGAGCGAGTTGAAGATCCTCCGTGGGGGCACGCCCACCCATCACGTTGTCGAACTGGCTAGCAATACCATCGACTGCCTGCTGGTCACGCATCGCAGTAGAGGCAGGCGCAGGCAGGGTTTTCCGCGCTGGGGCGGGGAGCGCCTTCTGGCCTTCGCGGGACAAAGCTAAGCCACGGGGAGACATAGTGATTTGGCCGTTGGCATCCAAAGCAAATGGACGCTCGGTATCAAATTGGCGAACCATGTCATCCCACGCGCTCTGGTCTGCTGGGCTGAGCGATTCGTACGATCCGCCAGAGCGAACGCCAGCGGTGGTGCCGATACGCGGTTGAGCGGGGCCACCCAGTCCACGCGGAGGAGAAGGGATCATGCCCGTGCCCGGGGATGGGACAGTAGCAGGCGTGCGGGTGTTGTTCGCGCCCATCTGAAACCCGCGGGCACCGTTGTCGTAGGGGATCAACGAGCGGACGCCATCACCGGCAGAGTCACTTCCCATAGGAAGCTGAAGCTGGCGGGTTGGGGGCGGGACTGCCATGCCGGATGCGGCGCGGTATATCTCGTCAGCCGACATCCCGGGCTTAATCACGCCAGCGTCTGCGGCGCGTTTCAGCCAGACAGAGTTCACGCCGCTTGCGCCGCTGGAAATCAGATCGTCCAGCCACTTAATAGGATTGGCCATTACTTCTTGCCCTTCTTCGTTGGAAACGCAGGCATCTCTTCGCCGTCCTCTGGGCCATCGTCTTCTTCAACCATCGGGGTATTCGGCTTGCCGTGCATCTCTTCGTCCAAGTCTGCAAGATCGTTCCTCTGCTTGTGAGGCTTGCCCTCTGCCTTCTCTTCCGCAGGGCCTTGCTTGCCCAGCTTGGCGACGATCTTCTTTTCCTCATCGTCGCTGGCCGAGAGCAGCTGCTTCACCAGCCGCTTCAGTCCAGCCTGCGTCAGATCGTCCAAGTCAAAATCAATGCGTGCCATTAGTTAAGCAAGCCTCCAAGAATCGAAGTCGCAAAGTTCATCGCAGAGTTCTGCCGCTGCTGTGCGGCCATCTGGTTGTTGTATTGCTGCTGCTGCAATAGGCCCTGCAGTGCCTGTTGCTGCGAGGCATCGGACTGCTGGTTCTGCAGGGAGTAGGCGTTGTTGTAGTCCTGCGCCGTTTGCTTGTTGCCGTACGCCTGCGCGATGCCATCGGCCATCTTCGCCGCGCCCTGCATTCCGGCGTTGCTCATCTGTCCCGCGCCGCGTGACATGCCACCGCGGTCCATCTGCTTCACCTGCAGACGGGGATCTCCAAGCGAGATCGCATTGGCGTATTCGTTGTTGAAGTTGGCGTTAATCTTCTGCTGTGGAATCAATTAAACAGCCCTCGCAAGATGTTGCCCGCTGGCCCGAAGACGCCGTCCAGCTTGCTTTGCGCAAGGTTGTTGCCATAGCCCTGCGATTGGATCTGATTCTGCAGGCCCTGGAGCGCGTACTGCTGGGCGAACTGCTTGGCCTGTTTGCCGAGATCAGACTGACGGCGGGCGGCTCCCATGTCGTTCGACGCTTGGTTGCTTTGCAGCAACGAATTCAGAACGTCCTGGTGCCCCTGCGGATAAGCGGCGTATGGTGACTGCATTAGGCGTATCCGTTGAGGGCGCGAGAGTAGGCTGCGGGCGAACCAAACTTGGCCAGAATGTCCTTCCGCTGCCTGTCGGCCTGCTGCTTGCTGCGGGCCAGTGCGGCGTCCTGCATTGCATATTCGGCCTGCTGATTCTGTGCCGCGCTGTTAAACGCGCCCGTGTTGCCGATACTGCGATTGAACAGATCGTTCACGCCCGCCACGGAAGATTTGTAGATGTTCTTGTTGTCTGACCAGCCAGAGTTCATGTCCTTCTGCACGCCGCCAATTCGATTTGCAGAGTCGGTGTAACCGCCAGCTAGAGCATCCAAGAGCGAGCCGGTTGGGATGGCTTGGCCGGGGTGGTAGTTGTTTGCCTGGGACTCTCGGGCGAAGTCATAGAACTGGTTCATTCCATTGCGGGACGCGCCGAGATTCAGCTTGTTGAAGTCCATCAGTGCGCCATAGGCATCGCTCACCATCGTACGCGGCGTGTTGCGGGCAATGGCTTGGTCGGCATTGAGGGAGCCAACGTCGGCGTCATGCGTGCGTGCCAAGGCGTTTAGCTCAGCGCCGTTATTGATGTCGCCGCGCAGGCCATCCAGCATGCGGAATCCATCGCCGCCACTAGCAGGAGATCCAACGGAGGCATTACCGGCCAGCCCCGGAAGCGCAGCGGAGACATCGCGGCCGACCTGCATCGCAGCACCGGACTTGCCCAGGCCAGCCAAAGCGTTGTACCGACCCACACCCAACTGGCTGACGGCGTTCTGGTTGCCGACATTCATATCAGTCAGTGACTTCTGGTATCCGTTCTGGTTCGCAGCCCACGCCTGCAGTCCTTGCCCAGCGACGTTGCCGTAGTTCGCCATAGCCGCCGTGCCGAGATTGGACACCGCGGCCTGTCGCGCCGCCTCGGCAGCAGAAGACGCTTGGTTGTTGGCTTGGGCGTTGTTCCACGTATTTCCCAGAGCGTTTGCCACGCCGCCGATCCCACCCGCCATGGCGGCGTAGTTCTGCGCGTAGCTGTTGCCAAGGTTGGCAAGGCCCTGGTTGTATGTGCCATAGCCCTTGTTGTAGGAGTCGTACATCCCACCAAGAGTCTGGCCGAACTGACCGGGGGCAGCGGCGATCTGCGAGCCAACGGCCGTGGCGTATTCCTTGGCCGTGTTGGCCCCCCAAGGGGCAATGATGGAACCGTTAAATGCCATGAAAGTCTCCTACCTATGAATGCCCCGGAACGGTCGTTTCAGTGCCGACAAGGAAATCGCAGCCAGAATCAAAGCCACCCCGGCCGGTGGGAAAAACCACAATTCCCGCTTCTCGGCCTCTTCTTTGAGCCAGCCGCAGATTTCTGGGAAGCGTTTCAGACACTCCCATTCGCCCCAAGTGTCCATCTGTGCGGCCCGGGCGTTACAGCTGCATGTGGGGGAGGCGACGATCCCCACCAGACCCAATAACAGTTTCATTTCCGACCCCGGCCCCGGTAACTGTTTTGGCGGTTCCTCCCCGGCTGCGTAAACGATTGGCTCACCAATGGCCGCTGGGGTGTAGCCAGGGCATGGGTCCGTGACGATGGTCCCAGTGAAGGTTCCGCTGTTGTCGGAAACGCAGCTGTCGTTCTGTCTGAGGTACAGTCTCCCTACACCGGGAGATCCTGAGTAGCTGGAACCCACAAGGAACGGGGTGCCGCTGGAACCGATGCGGCCAATTAGGGCCATGTGACACAATGCGGTGGCTGGGGAGCAACTCGTAAAGTTGTAGCAGACTCCTGCCGCCACGCCGTTTGGCGTAACCGTCGAACCGGCTCCTGCCCACTGTACCGTGCCGCTGGCCGTGATGGTCACGCCCGTCCCCGTAGCAATCGTTACGCCCGTGTCAACCCACACGTTCTGGGTAACGTCAACGGTGAAGTTAGTGGTCGTTGTCGCCAAGCAGCCCGATGAGCCGCAACATTTCTGGCCGGTTGTGCAGCATTCGTAAGCAACACTGGTGGCCCCGGTTGATGTTAAACAAAATGTGGACGGGGATGTGCAGCGATCAGTGCATGTTCCCGCAGTGCAAGTTTGCGAAACTGGACAACACGTTCCTGCGCAACAAGATCGGTAGGCGGGGCACGCACTCACACAAGTGCCCGTGGCGGAATCACATGCAGTGCAATTGAACCAGTCGCACCCACCTTTGGTGTAGCCCGCTGCAATCAATGAATTGCAATTGCAAGTCGCGACCGCAGTGGATGTGCGGTAATTGCCAGTACACTGACAGTAGTCCGTAAGACTGCAAGTAGAACGTCCGTTTAGGTCGATGCACGCGGTGGCAGCACATGTACCTTGGGAAAAGTTGTACCGGCTTCCTAAGTAGGCGCAAAACGAGTGGTTGATTTCAGAGCAGGAATTGGAAAAGGAATCGCAGCACCGACCAGTCTCGCAACAGGCACATGGCATGGCTAGTTGGGCCTCAGATATGTAATCAAGTCAGCGCGCGGAGTGTTGACTTTGAGGATCAACTGCTTGGTAGCCGTACTTGCCGCTATCGTAACGGCGGCCGTCTGCAAAGTGCCTGCCCCAGTCGGCTCCGTAATGAAGAAGTACCCCGTCGATGGCACAGCAACACTCGCCGTGCCCGCAGTCAATGTGACGGGTGCGGAGGTAGAACCCGTCAGAGTGACTGGACCGGACACGGCCCCCTGCGAACTGATAGTAACCGCGGGTGATCCAGAAATCGTCACAGCTGCCGTTGTGCTGGCGTAGGTCAGCACAAGATTGCAAGAGGCGTCCAGGTATCCTCCTGACGCATATTTATAGGCCACTACTCCGGCCAGCGTGCCAAGGGTAGCCGCAGCGGCAATCCCGGTGGGCGTGGCCGAGAACGTACCTCCAGTGGGAATGGTACTCACGCTGGCGCTTTTGACTGTCGGGACCGTTGCTGTCCCGTTTACGGTGACCGTCACCTCCCGCTGCGAGGTGCCAACAGTTACTGCCGTGGACGATACCGTAGCGGCTGTGACCGTGGGGACAACCACGGAGCCTTTCACGTTGACTTCAGAGATCAACGCTTTGGTTTGACGCACGCCCTGCCTGCCGCCGCCAAAGAAAAACACGCGCGTCACGCCATCGATGCCGTTCCGGCCGTTGAAGCCGTCCATGCCGTTAAAGCCGTTGGCCCCGGCTGCACCATCTCGCCCATCCCCACCAACGTATGTGTTGTTGATGTACTCAACATTGAGCCGAGTGGTGTTGGCATTGTTGGTGAATGTGTTGTTGAACGTACTGTCGCCAGCCACGTTGAACGTGTCTCCACCGAAATAATTGTTGTAGGTGAAGTCTTGGTTTATCGGGAAGTTAAACTGGTGCCCACCGTAGTTGTTGGTGTTATTGGTGTTGTAGTTTTTGTCTCCCGCAATATCGACAAAAACGTCTTGCCCAGCTGTAGGTAAAAAGCCCGAGTAGTCGGAAGGACTCCAAGCGCCAGGGCGAGCCAGCCCGCCCACGCCCGTGGAGGCAGGCTGCTGGAGATTGATAGCACCTCGGTGCGTGAGCGGCTGCTGGCAGTTGCCCAGCGACTGCATCAGTTGACGCAGTGCTTCCTCTGGAAGTGCGCCGGACAGAGCCTGCGCCAGTGCAGGCATGCTCTGTGTGAACACTACTTCGCGCCCTCCACAATGACGGTGTGAATGGCAGGAGCGTCAGCGGAAGACGCTTGCGTCCCAGCCAAGGCAATTGCGACATGCCGGTCGGATCCAGCGGCCCTCTCTTCGTTGCCACCGTAGAACATTGCGCGGGCCACTCCGCTCGCCTCGCCCAGCGTAGAGCGAGTGCGATTCATGTTAAGCACAGACGCGGAACCGGGAGAGGTCGGGACGAACCCATCTCCGCGATCACTCGCCACCGCGTTTGGCCGCGCCGTGTCGGAGCCGTTGAAGTACCGGGACAGTGAGAGCGACGAATCGCCAGTGGTGGGCGTGTATAGGACGCTAACGGCCTGCCTGCCGTCTTCGTTGGCGATCTCCAGGTTGCCTGACCGGAAGCTGTACGGGATCGCAGTGCCGTTGTCGGAGTACCCAGCCATGCGGACAAAACCGGAACCAGACGCTGCATAGGCCACGCCCTGCTGGCTGCTGACAGCGTAAGGTGCCGCGGCAGTCAGTGGCGTTGCGTACTGCTCGTCCCACCACGCCTTTGTGGTAACGGAATAGCACAGAGCGCGCGCCGGGGCTGTGTCTGTTGAGTTGCAATAGAAAAAGCGAACCACCTTGGTCGCCAAGTCTGCACGCACAAAGAACTGTGAGGACTTGGAGAAGTCGATGATGCCGTCGCGGAAGTAGTTATCGACGGGCACGGAGATCGGCTGGTCGCTTTGGCCATCAAACACATAGATACCGTAGCTATCTGCGATGAAAGCAACTCCGCTCATCACATCCCAGCACCGGCTGTTGAGGACTCCCCGATACGCCACCAGCATGATGCTGGCGTCAAGCACCGGCTGGGCCACATAGGTCAGCCTGTAGAGATGGCGAGCCTGGGCAGCGATGAGGAACGACCCAAGAGGGATAAGCGCAACCACGGCGTCCGAGTCGCCAGCGTTCTCCTGCACAACGATCTCGTTCTCCATCGGAATGGATTCGGGTTCGTCCACCTCAGAGAAATAAAGGCTGTTGGGCTTTTCCCCGGTGGTATCCACAGCCAGCCAACAGCGATCTTGGAACATGCAGGCGACCGAGAAGTTGGCAGGAGGCACACCGAAACGCCGCGCATTCAACTGCCCGCTTGGAAGAGTCACGGGCAGCAAGCCGTAGCCGGTGCGTGTGGTGTCAGACAGCTTGTCGTCGTTGAGGGTGTCGGTGTATGTGCCCGTGAAATTGGCGGCTGTGCGCAGAATCGTAGCCACGCGGAATAGGAGGACGCTCTGGTCGGAGGTGGTGCGCCACAACTCCACGGCGTAGACGCGGTCATCCAAGCCAGCATGGGCAAGCGTCCACGTTAGCGACGAGGCCCCGTTCTGAACGTCCACCTCCACAAGCTCAGAGATCGATGAACTGACCGGCCCGCGGAACTTCTCTGGCGTGGAGTCGATGTAGCGAATGGCGCACTTGTATTTGCCGCGCATCACGTTGGAGACAGTCGCCGTTGCCGTGGCGTTGTAGTCGCCCAAGACCACCGTGGGTGGCAGCGAGTAGATCCCGCCGCCAGACACGGTAACCTTAGTGACGCTGCCGCCTGACACAGTGGCCGTTGCTGCGGCATCGGATGCCGTTGTGTCAGTGATGTCAGGGAGAAACGAGATTGCGGGCGGCGTCAGGAATCCCGTCCCGCCGTTGGTGACAGTCACAGCTGAGACGCCATACTGCATTCCGACCGACAAACTGGCCCCCGTACCGCCGCCACCGCTCAGAGAGGCAGTCACGGCCCCCGTGGCTCCAGTGCCGCCGCTCAGCAGATCAATGGAAGAGATCGAACCCGAATCAGAAATGGTGACGGTCGCGTTGGCCTTGGTCAGACCTTGTGCAGTGGAGAACACAACCGTTGGGGCAGAGGTGTAGCCAGTCCCACCGCCAGCGATAGCGACCGAACGCACAGACCCCAGCACTCCAACAGAGAAAGCAGCACCGGAGGCATTGCTGGCACTTAGCGTCACAGATGGTGCAGACTGATAGCCAGCCCCCGGCTCTGACACCGTGATGCCGATTATTCGCCCGCCCACAGCCTCCGCGCGTGCCACCGCTGCCGTTGTGGGGGAGCCGCCCGTAAACGTAACGGTCGGCGCAACGGAATAGCCGCTGCCAGGGCTGACCACATTTACGGCGTCCACATAGCCCGCAAGAGCGGAACTGGCGATAGTGACTGCCGGTCCTTTGTAGGGCTTTTGAAGACCGATGGGCTGCATTGTGCTGGCCGAGCCGTCCCACCGCAAGCCGCGCCCCATGCCGTCGAAGGCGTACAAATCATTAAACCGGGATCGCACAAACGAAGCAGGAATCACTGCGCCGGTGTACACGCCCGCGGTCGCAGATGCGTTGCCAGAGATGGTGACCGTTGGAGAGGATGTATAGCCAGTTCCACCATTTGTTATAACTACCGATTCCACCTGCGTACCGGCCATGTGGGCGATACCAGACGCACCAGTGCCGCCGCCACCAGAAAAGCTCACGGCAGGTGGGGCTGTGTACCCAGAGCCTCCAGTGGCCAGAGAGATAGAGACAACTTGGCCAGACCGGCGTTGAGCAAGGAACGTCATTAGGCGCTGCCAGTTTTCACGGAGGAGTAGATGCGGCCCGCGGAGTCTTGGTAGACAAGATGCTCAGCGGTTCCGTTCTGGTATCGGAACGCCGACCGAACCGGAGAGGATGTGGAGTCGGCCGATGCGAATGTGATCGGAGTCAGTCCGGCTCGCACGGTGAGCTTCCCCGGAACCAAGCACTGCAAATTGACCTGCTGAACAGACGCCCCGGGCGGGATCGAATACGGCGAGGCGTTGGTCACCAACCCAGTCCACTTGTCTATGACGATCACGGCGAACCCCCGTCGAAGTTGTCGGCTTGGAGAGGAGTACGCCAAGCCATAGCGTCAAAGATAACCCGCTGTGGCTGCTGAAACGGCGTAAGCGCATCCGACTCCATGGCCAGACGCAGATCCCGCTGATACATCGCAAACGCATTTTCGGGCTTGGTGCCGCGCGTGCGGGAGAGCCAGTAGTTTGCACAGGACAGGAATCCGTTGTGCATGCCTGACGACATGTCCACAATGTCTGTGACGATGTACTTGGCCGCAGTGGCCGTGAGCGATGTGGCTAGTGTGCAAGACGTTGCGCTAGAAACCGCAGAGATAACCGCTTCCCCTTGGTACGGTGTCAGGGAGCCGTCGCTGCCTGGGGATTCCGAAGACGTTCCCACTCGCATAACGGACCCCACCATGGCAGAAGTGAAAGCTGTGCCTGTGCCCGTGACAACTGTCCCAGCAATGGTCACTGTGCCCTGCCTAGAACTGACCTCATGGCCCGAGATCCGAAGTCGCCTTGGCAGACGCCGGTAGGTGAAGTCCAAGTTGGAATTTGCCACCGGATAACCAACGACCTTAATCGCCCACCCAGTTCCCTGTGGGTCTTTGATCACCGTCCACGCATGCGGTGGGCCAGCGAGGTTGTTGGCGTTCTCCAACTTCATCGCTTGGTCGGGGGTTGCGTAGATGAACCGCGTCCACGCCACATGGTCGATGGGCGAGTCCAACGACCGGAAGTCCGATGGCAGGGGGAAAGTGTCTTGGTACAGCGTGGCTTGGGTGGCGTTGACCAAGTCTTCCGCAGGGCACAAGATCGGATCGCACTGCAGGCGCGTGCTGCTCACGCGCGAGGCAATCTTGGCGACCGTGTTGTTGATCCGCATGCGACACAGCGCAGAGTTGTTTGGGAACGCATCGCCGGACGCTAAATCAAAAAACTGCGTGCTGCGAGAATACGTGACGCTGCCGTACCAATTGATGGAGAACTTAATCCGTCCGTGAGTTTGGTAGTAGTTCCAATCTCGGATCGTTGAGACTTCGCTGTAAGCCCTTTGAATGGATGTACGGATGTCTGTTTGCTCTGCGTCCTGCGGACCACCAAAACTACTGGTGATAAGATGCTCAACGGCGTCGTAGTAGGTGAGCATCATTGACCTTCGGTGTCATTGGTGGGCTGAAGAGATTCCCACAGGGTGATATCGTCTGCGTAGATTTCTCTGACGCGGGCTTCCTGCTCTGGTGACAGGTCGGGCTTGGCTGACGGCTCAGTGGGGTCGATTTGTTCCAGAGGCGTAGTGATGCCAAGCCAATCGGCACACTCTTGCAACTGATCCTCAAACCGAAACAGCTTGGAGAACTGGCCTGCGGGGAGCGGGCCATACACCGGCTGTTGCAGATGCTCTTCTATGGTTTGGTTAGGGCGGTGCGCGCACATACTGCGGAACCGCTCAACGGGATTGCGAACCACCATTGCCACAGCCGTAGCGGCACCAACGTCGGCGGGGAAAAACTCTTGGATGGGAAGGGATGCGGCGGGGTGGTACGTTGGCAATCTGGGTGCGTCGGGCCAGAACGACGCCAATGCGGCGTCACAAAGAGAGTGCGACCCGGATCGGGGAGTAAGCACAAGAGCGCTACCGTTTGGGCAGCGTAGTAAATCGCCCATAAAATCTCCTATGTAAAATACAAGACAACGCAACCCTGCCCGCCGTCGCCCCATCTGGCACCGCCGCCAATTCCGGGGGGCAGGCTGTAGTATTTCTCAGTGTAGTCGCCGTATCCAAAATCGGACGGGCCATCAGCAAGTGTCACCGCCGCCAGAAGGCCGCTAACGTCGATTGGAGCCTTTCGCGTCCTGTATGTACCGCCGACATACTGGGCAGACCCGTTCCCTCCGATTGAACCGCCCCAATCGTAACCGCCGTACTGGGTGCCCCGCCCACCTTGGGCACCGCCGTCGCCGCCGGAATAGAGTCCGACACCCTGAGTGCGATTCTGGCCGCAGTGGCCTATCAAGAAGCGACTTCCGAAAGCAACTACATAGGACGATTCCCGCGATGCGCCAACGCGATAATAAATCGACTGCCCAGAGAACACAGGCCACTCCGCATACGCAACACCACCGGCGTATGGGAACGACCCGCCCCCTACCGCCCATGCCTTCACCTTGGTAGCCCCGGTCGGCACAGTGTATTTTTGAAATTCAGATGCGCTTCCGTTGAAGTTGTACAGCGAACTGCTTTGCGCGCCACTTGTCAGAAGAACGGCACTGGGTGTGTATGAGGGCTGGGGGTTGCTTACGGTGCCTGCCATAAATTTGATGACCACCGCGCCGCTGGGATTGCCATATCCGGCAAGAGCATAACCACCACCACCGATCCCGAAACTCTTCGGAGTGCCGTACTTGTATTGGTAGCCGCCCGACCCAAAAGCGGCGGTTGAGCCGCAACTTTCTGTGGTGTTGACACCAGCCAATTCCAACGCCGCAAATAGATCGCTTACATCTGCCGCTGGTATGCGGCCACAGCTAAGAATTGAACCTGTTTCTACGCTGTTGCTGTGCCATTCATCCAATCCGCTACCGCCCTGACCAACAGCACCGCTTGAATAGGCAGTTTGACTAAGCGACTGAGTGCGCGAACGCCCGCCCTGAGCACCACCATCTGCTGCACCTCCAAACACTCCACCGTTACACACAGTGTTACTGAGTGAACCAAAACTGCCGGTACTAGAGCCACCCGCGTAGGCCCGCATAGATATACTGTCGTATGTCACAACAGTATCATCGTTGAGTGAGTAACTAATGGTGGTGCCGGGGGTGCATGAGAATGTGCGGTACGCTGTTCCACCCCCGCCACCGTTCCAAGCACTGGAGCTACCACCAGCGCCAACGGCCCAAATCTTCATGGAGTTGGCACCGGACGGGACTGTGTAGCTGGTGCCGCTAGTTAGCATGACGGCAGTAGTAGAGAACGATAGCGGAGAACCGCTTACAGACTCTGGGTCGCCGTCTCCATTTACGTTGTATGCGACTACTGAAAACGAATATGTGGAACCGCTAGACAGTCCTGTGATGGTTGTGCTTGTAGATGAGGTTGTCGTTGTAACCGCAGTGCCACTGTCATTAACGTATGACACTTTGTATCCAGTGGCGGCGTTGCTGCCAGAGCCGGACGGCGCAGTCCAGCTCACTGTCACCTGATTGGTGCCGCCAGTGACAGTGAGTCCACTTGGGCGTCCCGGCGGAAGCAACGGTGAGATCGCGCCCAACTGCGAGTAGTACTGGTACTGCGCTGCCGGTATTGCCGCACCGGCAGCAACAGCGTCTGCCAGCGTAATCGCAGTGCCCTTAAATCCGTAGTTGGCTTTTGGCATATTAGGTAATCAGTTCGTAGCTGACGAATATGTTGAGAGCAGCAGTAGTCGCGGTCTGCGCAACGGAGATGGAGTCTCCTGCTTCAAGGTAGAAAGCATCGTCCTGCGTTGTGATGTTGAACAAATTCTTTGATGGGATCGTCACGCCAGACTGCATTTGGTATGTGCCGCCTGCACTGCGGCTGATTGCAAACGTCATCACCTGCGCTGTCGCAGTCGGGTTCGTGGCGTATGCCGTGCGAATGCGAATAATCGAATTCGCAGGGCATGTGAGCAGCAACGTTGCCGCGGCGTTGGCAAGTTGAGTGGTGAAAAGCTTGGCTTCGACCTTGGACGGTCGTGCAATATCGGGTGCGGGCATGCGCTAGCTCCAGTGATACGGAAGTGTATCTTCGTAGTAAAAATAGTTTATGAGTGTGATGGGTGGGATGCTGGTATTAATCCATTGCATCTCATACATGCCCGACCACAGCGAAACAAACGTCTCGCCACCGATGATGTGGTCGTCGTTAGGATCGCCGTCCAATGCAAACAAGCCGCTTCGGCCACCGGCATTTGTCAGTGAGACTGATTCCAGTGTGTTGCGACCGCGCTTCATTACGCAAATTCTTTCCAAAACGCCGTGACCGTTAATGAGGAGGCGACGCTGCCTGTAGCGTACAACGACTGGCCTTCCCTGAGTGCTAGACCGAGGTTTTTGGTGACGGCCAGCAACGCGGCTTTGCTGTTGACGGTGACCGCGTAAGCGATGCGACCGGCCGTGCCCGTGTTGGTTGTGGCGTTATAGATTGTCAACGTGAAATCCGCTCCCGTGGCGCTGACGTTAGCGCATTGCACGGAGTCAAATATAAAAACTTTGCCGGAACTGGCAGCGTTTACGGCAATCTGGGTTTCTGTGGTGGAGGTCAATGCAACAATGGTGCTGTTGGCATAGCAGGATGACGGTGAATTGAGGTTGGGGTTAGCCATTGGTTGCTCAAAGGAGGGCTAGGAACCGGCCGAACGTCGGGATCGTTGGCTGATTGGTCAGGTCGGTAAAGGAACCCGATGTGGCGACAGTGGCGAGGCCAGTGATTGTGGAAGCAGCCTGTGTGTGCGCAAGCGGGGTGCGGGCATCAGACAATCGCGAGTCATTGCCTTGGCAGGCCGTGCCCGCGGTTGTGCCGTAGGTCACGCTAATTGTGCCGCTTGTTACGCCAAGGCCCGTTCCAACAATGACGCCACCCAGCGTGGCAGTAGTGGCGCTGGGTAGGGTATACGACGCAGAGGCGGAGATGACGCCGGTGCCGTCGATGCTGATGCCAGAACCGATCTTCACGCCGCCCAGCACAGTGGCCGATGCGGTAGGCAACGTGTAGGCCGATGGAATTGACGGCTTGTTGGTTAAGTCGTTGTAGCTGCCAGTGGTGGCAACGGTGGCTAGCCCGGTGACGGCAGTGGCAGCAATCGTCGCAGCCGTGGTCAATACACCACTAGAGCCAGTGACAACAATCTGCCCAGACACAGTGCCGATTGCACCAGCGTTGGTGATGTTGCCGTGAACGTGCGACGTTGGGGTTCTAGCATCAGAGAGACGAGAGTCTGTAGTTAAAACTACGTTGGCTGACAGGCGCGCATCGGCCAGCACTCCGCTGACAATTTCGGTGGCCGCGTGGGTATGCGAGCTAGCCGCAAAACTGGTGCTTGCGGCAGTGGCGGCAGTGCCAAGCCCAAGCGTTGTCCTGGTGGCGGCAGCATCTACATCATCCAAGACGCTCCTGCCAAACGCGGTGCATACGATCTCTTCGACAACCCCCGCCCCCGCAGTGGACCGACCAAGTATCCTGTCGGTTGCAGAGACGTTCTGAATCTTGGCGTACGTGACGGCAGAGTTTGCGATGTCTACTGTTGCTACAGCCCCGTCTGCAATCTTTGCTGAGGTGATGCTGCCGTCGGCAATATTGGCAATTGTCACGCTTCCATCAACGATGGTTCCGGCCAACGACGACACCCCGCCACCAGCCGTCCGGTAGTACAGTTTTCCATCCGCCTGGTTGATGGCGATCTCACCGTCCTCCAAGGAGGCCGGGGTAGCATTTGCCGTGTTGCTGCGTTTAAGGCGTGGGGGTGGCATGTCTATCCTGCGAAATGGGCCTAAAGACTATTGTCCCGCAACCAACGTCCTCGTTGCCGCCTCAGTGAGGTGGTCGGTCACGCGATACCCCACTTTTTCATCAGATAGCTGATAGTCGCGTTGCGGTTTGCGTCTGACAATCGCGTGTTGTAAATCAGCAACTCGCATATATCGCCATCCAGTTTTGCCGCCGCTGCTGGGTTGTCACCAAGCGTCACGGTCTGATGAAGTGATGGAGTGTCAACTGCGCTAGACCCCGACCCGGCAACGCCAGACAGCGGGGTCGCGGCGTTTTTGTATGCCAGCAACGCCCCGGATGAATCGATGGTATACCCGGCGACCAAAAGCTCATTGGCGGTAAAAGATTGCCTGCTCCCAGAACTCACGGCCACAGCACTGCCAACTGAGTTGCGAGCAAATGCCGCCAGAGTTGCCGAAGAATCAAACGAAATTAACTCGTGTCGGTTCTCGTTTGAGCTGGTGGCACTAAAGTCGCCGTACCCTAATGTCAAAGCCGTCCCGACTGTTCCTGTAACTCGCTGCGAGCCAACAAAAAACGTGGTCATGGTCAGCGAGTTTAAACCAGAGATTGCACCTGTCTGTAGATAGTTATTAACACCGTCGAACCTAAGGACATCGCGCCCGTTCCTAACGCTTGTCTTGCGAGTTGGACCGTTCGCAGAAATGGTTGCGTGCGCTGCATTGCCAGACTTATCCTGCCATCGTCGCACCTGACCATCCGCCTCCGTCAGCGCACCGCCGGACGTGGCATCCCACAGCGTAAGTGGATCGGACGCATCTAGCCACAGTTGCAGTCCGGCAGTAGTCGGCAACCACGGCGTCAGCGGCGTCCGCACCCAATAGTTTGCTGAAACGCAGGTGTACTGGTACTGCGAATCGTAGCTGACCTGACCAGCAACCCCAGTAGCCGTCGATGACGCTGGCACGCTTGACCATGCGAGGCCCGAGGTTGATGCGACGAACTCCCACGCTGTTCCGGTCCACCGATAGTTACGGTTGCCGTAGGTGTATATCTGGTTGGTCGTCGGCGACGATGGGTAAGAGATTGGCATCAGTGAGTCCTTAGTAAGTGTTCATATTAAAAGGACGGCGGCACGCTCTTGTATGGGTGACCGGCTGGCAAATTGGCTTGCAGTCCCCACCGCCACGCGAGATACGCCTCCACCGTCTGGAGGTCTGCTGTGACGTAGGAGCCACTGGTGCGAGCATGGCAAATCATTTCGCCAATCTGTGACCCAGACGACAAGGCCAGATTGTTTGCAACGCCGTCTGTTCGTAGCGTCCTAGTACTGGCTCCAATAGCCGTCCATGTGCCGCCATCAGACGAACTAGCTGCCGTGCCAAGGCTGGTATCTGATGTGTTCCCGCTGCTCAGAAATGACCCAGTCCCGATTTGAGTTCCATCGACCCGATGGTACAGAGTGCCATTCACCCAATCGCACAACGAGACATGCACATGCCAACTGGTGTCGAATGGAGGCACCGTGCTAGTTGTCGCGAGCGTAATGGAAGAGTCAGAGTCTAAGCGACGACTGCTGCCTCCAACGGTGTTCTCACTGCGATGCGATAATTGATAGCGAGTTGCGGTGTCGCCAGTGCTTGATTTCCGGTTTGTCCACGCCAACTGGCTATTGCTATTATTTACCGTGGCGTACTTCATCGCCACTGCCATGATCGCGCAGGAACGATTTCGCAGCATGTCACGCGCTGAATTCTGGTCAAACCAATGCGTGCCGCCGAAGTTAATCGCATCCAATCCATTCTGCGCTCGCGCAACGCGAGTCGGACGCTGCGTGCTGATCGTCGCGTTACTGCCGTCAACAACATCGGTCGCGTGATTGCTGCCAGCCTTGTCCAGCCACCGCCCGATGCTGCCGCCGTCGTCCGGCAAGTTGCCGCCTGAGCCAGCCGTAAACAGCGTGGTGCGATCTGACGCATCAAGCCAGCATTGCAAACCAGTGAGAAGGGTGGGCGACCACAGGGCGTAAGGCACACGCCGCCAGAAATTTGTTGACACACATGTGTACTGGTACTGCGAGTCGTACGCGATCTGCCCCACAGACCCCGTCGCCGTTGCGGAAGTTGGAACCGATGACCAAGAGAGGCCAGACCCGCCTGACGGCCCCGACTCAACGTAGATGCTCGCGGTCGCGTCCCACCGCCAGATACGCTGATCCTCGGTCGTGATGTAGAGATTCGACGCCGAGCCGGTCGCTGGGAACGCGGAGACGGACGCGGCGGTGACGATGCTGCCGCCGCCGCCCGTGGCCAGTGCAGTGACGGACCCGGAACCGTTGCGATAGAAGAGTTTCCCGTCGCTTTCGTTGATTGCGATCTGGCCAGAAACAAGCGAGCTTGGGGTATTGCCCGCCGTGGTCGATCTCAGGATTCGGACAGTCGCCAACTAAAACGTGCCTCCATCAATATCCGAACTAGGCGCGAGGTAATCGGTCCCGGCGCTTGCCAGTGAATACGCCGATCCGTTTCCTTTGAGGAGTCCGTTGACTGCCGATGTGAGTCCTGTGCCGCCGTAGCCCACAGCTACCGCGGTGCCCTGCCACGTTCCGGTGCCGATGGTCCCCACGCTTGTCAGCGACGAACTGACAACACCCGAACCAAGCGCCGTCGCGGACAACACGTTGGTCCCGGCAATCTTGTAGCTCTTGCCGGTGAGGATGTTGAAATGCTCGCTGCTCGTCCATGACGCTGTGGCCGACACCCAGTTCAGCGTGTAGGTGCCGGTGCCAGATAGCGAAATGCCGCCGCCATCAGCAGCCGCGTCAGTGGTGCTACCCTTTGCCAGTTCAATGTTCTTGTCGGCTATGGAAAGGGTGGTTGACGAGATGGTGGTAGTCGTACCGTTGACCGTCAGATTGCCGCCGACAACGACGTTGCCCGTGAAGGAGGCACCAGCAAGCGCGGCGTAGTTCGTCAACTGTGACGCAACGGCAGACGCCACGCCAGAAGACAGGGCAGAGTCTACGTAGCTAGTGCTTGCAAATGCACCACTACCACCTACCGATATAATACTAGTCGCCGTGCCGCCGGACCCGCCTGTACCAGTGCCGTAGTACAAAATGTTTGTCTGCTCATTGTAACAAAGTTCCGCGTTGGCAAGACTGCTTGGCGCGCCAGCACCACCACCGTTTGCCCGTCGCTTAATCCGAATAGTTGCCATCAGTAGTTACCCCCGTCTAAAAGTGTCGTCTCCGAGTAATTCCGCCATTTGCCGCCAGACCAGCGCAAAATGTCGCCGGTCTTAATATCTGTGACTTCGACATCGCTGGAGGACGGGAGCGAGAACCTGAGAGCGTTAAGAAGGTACGGTAGATCGTTCCACCGAGCCACCCCGTCCCCTATCTTTATTGCCCCCGAACCGAACGCTGGGTCTGAATAATCAAACGTGTCCGCAGATGCAGTGAGGGCGAGCGGAACGTCTCGCTCATAGCCAACCTCTCCCGCAGCCAGAATGGGATTGTTGATCCGCCATTCTTCTGCCGTGCCGCGGCGGAACTGGACGAGCTTGTAGCTCATACGTTGCGCCCCTTCACCCGATAGGCGTGCTTCTCAATGACCTTCTCCCTGAGATCGCTGGACTTGGCGGAAGGATTCAGCCGCTTTTCCTTGGCGACAGCTTCCCTGACAATCGACTCGCTGATGAGCTTGCGCTTGGGATCCGCAGGGCCTGGGTCGTAGTTCACCGTTCCTGACACTGACAGGCGGCGCTTGTGGGCGACTTTTAGGACATCGTCATTGTTTGAAACCCATGCTTCGGGATCACGCCAGCCTCTTTTGTCCGCAAGCCCACCTACGTAGTGCTTGCCAGAGATGTTGATCCCGGCGCTCTTGGCCTCTGCGGCCACGTACTTGGCCTGACGAACGGGCATGTCATCCAGCTGCTGGTTGTTCATGCGACCCTGCATAAACGCACGGTCGGTGCCGCGGGTGCCCGGGGGTGTCTGCATGGCGACCATCGCAGCCCACTTCTCGCCGTAGGGCAGGGCGCGCCTGTACGTTGCGATGGCTTCTTCGCCAGCGCGCTTAACTTCAACCGGGATTTCCATTTGCCTGTCCTTCGGGGGGCGGTCCTTGTGGAGGTGGGGGAGGAGGAGGCGGCACCATGTACCGCGTCACATCCACGTTCATAGCCTTGCCCCAGTCTTCCAAGAGGGCGTTGAACAGTTCCGGCCGTCCGGCCTGGAGCAAGCCCTGGCTGATCGGGGCAAGGATCTGCATGGCGTTGGTGATGTTCTCCACGCGCGTGGCGTTGTTTGGCTTCTTCACGGAACCAGCCTCAACGCGGTACGAATACTCACGCACAATCGAATCCGGGTCTTCTCCCTGTACGTGCATCTGCCATGCCTGCGCAGCCATCGGGCCAAGCAGCGGGGCAACGTCCTGCGGGCCGATCAGCCACCGCGCAAGCAACGCTTCCTTGCGGGCGACCAGCGACAGGGCGTCTTCCAAGATATTTGCATAGTCATCCGGCCGTACCGAAATCTGCTCAGCTTTGACCTGCGCTTCTGCGGCCGACCGAAACTGATTCCTGGTCATGCCGTAGATGAGTTCTGTCAGACCCACTCGCCGGTCGAACAGCGCGGTGACCTCAGAGATGATCTGGTACATGTCCGATGTGACACCGGGCATCTGGAAGACAGAGATCACATCGTTGACCGACCGGCCGATGGCTTCAGAGATCTCTACGATCTTAAAGCCCCCCTCGTCTTTCTCTAGGATCTTACTTTTTAGATCCGGGTCGGCTGACTTCGCTACGCCAATCAGCACCTGCGCGCTCGTCGCAATGCGAGTGGCGAGGAAGCTCATAGCCCAGTTGATGAACCGAAGCTCACCAATGCCGGGACGAATGATAGAGATGGGCCAGCTGTACCCAGGCTTGCCGTGCCAGACCAGCGGCGTGAACGGCCAGCCGCCTGGTTCTGCCCAGAATGGGATGGGCCACTGCGCCGCCAGAAACATTGACTGCGGTACACCCGTCTCGTCCACTTCCTCCTGCAGCATCTGCTCAGGCATGTTCAACGGGAAATCGACGCCCTCTGCCACAACGATGTAGCAGTTGGGGCCGAACGCATCAAACTTGCCGCGGAGGTCTTTATCGGCGTTTTTGAGCCGGTCACCAAACCCCGTCTTGGAATAGATTTCCCAATAGACGATGAGGTCGTTCGTTTTCCCTAGCTTTTTCTTGTACTCAAAGCCGCGCTCATTGTTGTCGCCGCGCGACGAGTAACTTTCGATGTGCCCCTTCAGATCTTCTCTGGACAGGCCAAACTTCTGGATCACCTCGTCCAAAGGCTGGATACGCTTTCTCGCCGCCCAGCGGATATCCTCAAACTCATCGGCGTCAGGATCCCAGACGAGGTTGTCGATGCTGTCGTAGAAGCTGCCAGCCATCTTTAGCTGCGAGCCTGGGGGCGAATAAAGCTCATGCCACCAGACACCGGCCCCCTTAATGAACGCTTCTTCAACCACCTTGCGAGAGTGCTTCTTTAAGTCCAACTCGTTGGGCGTGTAGTTCAAATAATCTTCCAACAGCTTGGAGACGAGCTTCCGCTTCTCCAGCATCATCTGCTGATCCTGCAAGCCCTGCTGGTACATCTGCATGCCGGGGTCTGGCATCATCACCGGCTGGCCATCCGGTCCAATGATTGGCTGGCCGTCCGGCCCCATGGCTGGGATGGGGGGCTGGGGCTGGATGCCAAGGAGTGCGGGTCCGATGATCGGATAGTCCTTGGGGGTCACCGCCCTGTTTGGGTTCCGGTGATGGATGACCGCGGTAAACAAACGGACCGCCTCCCACACGCGGTTCACCTGCATGCGGAAGGCAGGGGGCGTCATGCCCTTGTTGTAACCCCTCTCCCCGCGGGCGTAGCCGTCCTTCCACATGAAGTCCGGGTCGCCAGCGAAGAAGTTGAGTGCCTCGTCAGCGTCCTCAGTGAAGGGACGCTTGTGGGCAGTCGCCTGCTTGATGCACTCTAGCCAGCGGGCGACGATTGGACGAAGCGGTTTATCCATGGAGACTCCTATAGGTAAGTGCCCTACTTGCCCCTACGGGCTTCCAAGTCGGCCACCTTGCGCTCCAAGAGAGCCACTTTCTCGGCCAGAATTGCATTCTTCTGGGGCTTGTGTTCCCAGTTGCCGTATTCCTTCCAGGCCGGGAAATCATTTACGCCCGGGTCGGTGACATGGTGGACAGACGGCTTCTCATTCCCGCCGTACCCGGGAGCCAAGGCCCAAAGCGTGAGGGTTCGCTGGCTTACCTTCGTCACCACCGCCGGGACAGTCTCAGCGCCATCATGGGCACGGAACAACACCCAGTCACCAAGCTCAGCTGTCGGCATTACGTAATCACTCATCTTCGACTCCCCATAGGCCCGAGAACGATGCAGTTGTCTTCGGACGACTGCTGCCTGCGGCGTTTATCCGCGAGGTAACGCACCCACCATGGATCGGGGCCATAGGTCTTTGGTGGTGCGTGGTATTTTGGTTCGTACGCGCAGAGGTACTCCACGCTCTGGATGGCGTGGACTTCCCCGCGGCTTTGCGGTTCGTCGGTCACGTAGATCTGGCCGTTGACGCTAGTGGTCTTCTTGCGGTAGCGGCGGATCTCGCGCATCAGATTCGGACAGGCACCGTCCAAGAACTTCAGCTTGGTGGTCCCATCCCCCCGGATGTGCATCATCTGCCGGACGAGAGCCGTGCGCGCCGGGATGTCGTCCGACCCTGGGATGAAACCGTAACCGCTCATCTGCGACTTAATGCCACGCTTCTTCAGTTCTTCGGAGTACAGTTCATGGGGAAGCCGACCGGACCCCAAGTCCCTGAGCATGCCGCCGTGCATGTCGATGATGAACGTCCTGTAGCTCTGCCCGTCTGCCTTCTGGGCAAAATGGTCACCGAAGATCAATGCGTTGGCTTGACGGATGTACAGTTCGTCGTAGATGAGCAGGAACTTTTCGTCTGGGGGAACCGCCCCAAACACGCACGCAAGGACCGTGTGTCCTGGATCGATTGCAACATAGCGCGTCCAGTCAGCTGGAACCCTCCCATCGGGTAGATCCTCTCGCCGCAGAACATGCACACCAGGATTGAACGACGGGTACATGAGCGTGCTTTCCGTGGTGAACTCACCCTCCGCTCGCATGCGAAGCTCGTCCATCCCCAAGGCAGACCACCGCTCAATGTTTTTCTTCTTTTCCTCTTGGTCGATATGGGCGTTATCCAAGAACCGCAGGGTGAACTTCTTAATGATTGAGTTCTCACGCCCCTCTTCTTCGGCCTTGTCCGCACGTTCACACAATCCCAGCAGCGCATCGTTTTTACTATGCGGCATAGCCGACCAAACAAACCGGCCTTTGCGGTCTGCAAGCCGCGCCTGCATTTCTCCGACCCACCGTTCATTATTAATATCCTCATCAATGTGAACTAAATCTGCTTGGAAACCTTGGGGCGGTTCGCCTTCTGAGGAGAAGCAGTTAATAGTCCAGCCGTTGGTAAGCTCTGCCTTGTTGAGGTAACTGGCGTTCTTCAATACCCAAGACATCTCTTTGATCATGCGAGGCGGGATCAGAGGTGGGGCTGGCTTGGCCTTGGAGGGATCGTCCACTCCGGGCTTAAAGGCCCGCCACTGGCCCGTCTTTTCATCTTTGATCATTTTGAACGCACCGGCACGGAACAGCATCGGCACAACCACAAGACCTATGTGGGGCCAGTTCCGCCCGATGATCACTAGGTTCCCGCCCTCCTTTGGATACTTGCCGTACGGGTCTTGTCCGGTGGCCGCGCGTGCGTCCTCTACGAAACTTGCTGCCGATTTTCCTGACCGATTGCCGCCGATCAGCAGGCGTTCGCTCGCCATGCACTTGTGGAACTCCTCCTGCTTGGGCATGGGGGAATACAGACGCAAGGCTTCGATCCGGCGTTCCGCAAGCTCCAGCTGCACATCTCGCAGCTGGTTAAGCGCGTGCTGCGTGATGCCTTGGACCGCCGGTTCGTCAGGTGTTGGCGGCGGTGGGATCTGTGGGTGCTTCCGCATATTCTCCGCAGAACTCTCCTTCGCTAGTCACTGGTATCCAGCCAAATTCACTACCGGGCTCAATCGGGATCAACGGCGGGTATCGGTGGCAATGGCCGAACCCCGCTTCCATGATCTCCCTCCACCACCGGCACGTTTGACACTCCATGCTGAAGCTCCTTCAAAGGGATTCCTTGGACCGTGATCGTTGTGGCCGCTTCCATAATCCGCTGGCGAAGCTCGTCCTCTAGTTCCTCCTCGCTCCAGGCGGTGAGAGGTTTCTTCGCTCCACCCATGGCGGTGTTGGCGGATACCAAGCGGACGACGGTATCCAGCATCTTTGTTCTGAACGCGCCGCCTGACGGGGAGTCGAACAGCTGCTTCATGTAGCAGTTGGCGAAGCCTCGCACTCCACCGAAATACTCCATCAGAACTTCTAGGAGTTCCGAAGAGTGGGGGATGTTCGCTCCCCCGATCCTTGCGGAGGCTACGAACAGATCCACCGCACCCTTCTCAATCTCCGCGAGCTTCTTGTTGCCCTTCTTCTTACGGGCCTTCTTCTCATGGGCATTGCGGCACTTGCGACACCGCGCGTGGAAACCGTCCTTCGACTTATGCCAGTACGTTGCAGTGACCTCATAGGAAGTCCCGCACTGGATGCACGCCTTGTAGTCAGACAGGCTTCACGCTCCACTTGGGACGCAGATCCATCAGCTTCACGCTCGCGTCGTAGTTGGCTTCCCAGCACTGCTTGAGTTTGGCGCTGATGTCTTGGGCCTGGACGATCTGTGGCTTGCCAACGCACTTGGGCTTCCAGTGACCGGCCCACGCATCCCAATTGCAAAAGACGGGGTTGTAGCCCAGCTTCTGCGTGCCTGCCAGCGACAGGTCGCGGGTCATCGTCACATCTTCCGTGGACGACTTCTCGGCTTGGTACTTGTCTGGATACTCGTAATAGAACCAAGGGTGGTCAGCGGATGTCTGTGGTTCCGTGATCTCAAACGCCCGCATGTCGTACATGATCAATCCGGTCGGAAGAGCGGCGCACTCTTGGATGCCAGCCATCTTCGCCCCAGTGTCCCGGTCGTACATCTCCAGCTTAAAGTCTGGGTTGGCGTTTGCGGACTGGTGGGCCTGCCATCGGAATACGTAGACGTTCTCATGGGGGGGTGGGCCGCAGTAGGGCGCACCAATAACCACCGGACCCTTGGGATAATGCTCCACCAAGAAGTCGAACGAAGATGCGATGAACGGCTTGGCGTCCACATGCCCCGAGTACATGTCGGGCTTCATGTCGGAATCCACCATCACCAGCACATCAATGCCATACTCGCGCGCCATGAGTACAGCCCGATTGCGCGTCATTGTGATCGGCGTGTCGGACAGATTCCAGACTTGGATACGCGAGACACGCGGGTCTTGCGAAAGGCTGGAGGTGATCGGAAGCATCCACTCGCGGATGTCCGGGTGTTCCGATGAGATTCCGCCATTGCCACCATAAGAGAACGTACAGAAGCCGACAGAGAACTTTTGTTGCATTTCACACCCCGGGGTTAGGTGTACAAGTCTACAGTATTACAAAGCGGGCGTCAACGACGATTGTCGCCGTTTCGACGCATGCCGCCGCCGCGACTGCCGCGCATGTTTGGCGGGACGATCACCATGTTCCGCGGCGCTCTTATCGGTGGAGCCTTCTGCGTATAGCGAGCGGGCGGGATCTGCTTGGTATTGATTCTCTTGGCGGTACG